ATCCTGCCTCCTCCTCCGCGTCCGCAGCCGATGAACGCTGCGAAGGAGAACCAGATGGCGCTTCAGGGCGGGATGCTTCAGGCGTTCCCGCAGCAGGACCATCAGGCCCACATGACGGCGCATTTGGCGATGATGTCCACGCCTGCCGCGCAGATCAACCCGGCTGTGGTTGCGTCCTTGCAGGGGCACATTCAGGAGCACATTGGCATGCTTGCTGAGGGCATTGCCCAGCAGCAGATTCTGGCCAAGTACCCGCCTGAGGTCGCTCAGAACCCGCAGGCGATGCCGATGATACAAGCTGAGATCGAGCGTGCGGCGGCGCAGATCATCGCGCAGCTTACGGAGCAGTTCACGCAGTCTGTGACGCCTGCTCAGCAGCAAGATCCGCTTGTGATGATCCGCCAGCAGGAACTGGCGATCAAGGAGCAGCAGATCCAGCAGGATGCGCAGGAAACGGCGATGAAGATGGCCGCTGACGCTGAGAAGGAGCGCAACAAGGTTCTTGTTGCCCAGCAGCGCATTGACCTGCAAGATGAGGCTACACAAAAACGAGCAGACGTCGCGAGGGAACGCATTCAGGCACAGAAAGACATTGCCCAGATGAATGCGAGAATGAGGGGAGCACGCTAATGGTTTCGTCCATCTACGCCAAAATCGCTGAGCTTATTCGTAGCGCCAAGAGGGAACGCCATGCCGCTGAAGAAGGGATCGAGCCAAAAAACGATCAGCAGCAACATCAGCAAGTTGCGGTCGGAGGGGTATCCGCAGGAGCAGTCAGTAGCGATAGCACTGTCCACAGCGGGGAAGTCCAAGCCCGAGGGCCGAAAGGCCGGTTCGCCCCGAAAAGCGCAGCCACGCCCGCAAAAGAAAATGGGCGGGGGAATCGTAAAAAGGTTCAGTAAGATCGCCAAGCCGCAGAGGTTTGAGGGCGTATTCTAAAAACGCCCATACCTTCTTGCATTCTCCGCAAGTTTGTATAGTTTGCTTGCGGGGGATGTATCATGGATGCGTTAAATCTGGCACAACACCTGTTGAAGACGCTGCGCGAGCGCAAGGCTCGCGTTGGCGAATCGCTATTGGCTGGCGGCGTGACATCCATGGAAGAGTACCGTTTCGTGATAGGCCAAATACGCGGCATGGCCTACGCGGAAGACGAAATACGCGCCGCGATGAAAGGCATGGAAGAGGAAGATGACTAAGAAGCTCTTCGTTCCTGACCACGTTATGCGCAAGATGGCGCAGCGTGAAGCAGGGGCAAGCAGACCACTGGATCTTGCCCTTGGCGTTGAAGATCAAGAGGAAAACAAGAACGAGAGCGATCCGTCGAAGTTTGATGGTTCGGTTCTGGACAGATTGCCGCAGCCAACAGGGTATCGGCTTCTCATCATCCCCTACTACCCGCCTGAGAAGACAAAGGGCGGCGTTTATATTCCCGATTCGACCCGAGAGCGGGAGTCATTCGCCACTGTTGCGGCCTATGTTGTTCGCCTTGGCCCCGATGCGTACACCGACCCGAAGAAGTTTCCCTCTGGCCCATGGTGTCAGGATAAAACGTGGATTCTTATCGGAAGATATGCCGGAAGTCGGTTCAAAGTTGATGGATTGGAGGTAAGAATCATAAACGACGATAACGTCATCGCCACAATCCTTGACCCAACCGACATTTCGTATGTATAATGTGAAGCATGGAGAGCAGAATGGCTGAGGCCCAGAAATACGAAGTTGATGACGACGACGAGAATATCGTCGAGGTCGATGCTGGCGAGGAAGACGCTGGCCCGAAGTCTGTTGTCGATGAGGCTGACGACGACAGCGGCAGTGAGATCAGCAACTACAGCGAGAGCGTCCAGAAGCGCATCAACAAGCTGACGCAGAAGCGGCGTCAGGCGATTGAGGAAGCGCAGGCTGCGTATCAGTATGCGCAGCAGATTGCGGCTGAGAACGAGGCCATCAAGCGCAAGCTGGCGCAACTCGATCAGGGCTATGTGACTGAGTATGAGACGCGCGTGACGTCTCAGGAGATGCAGGCCAAGCGCGCGCTGGCAGAAGCGCATGAGGCTGGCGATTATGAGAAGATCGCCGACGCCCAGTCCGCGCTTGCACAAATTGCTATCGAGAAGGAGCGTGTGCGCCTTCAGAAGGCTCGCTCTGAGCAGGAGCGCGCACAGGCGCAAGCCTACGCTCAACAGCAGACGCAGCGTCCTCAGCAGCCGCAACAGCAGGCCGCTGACCCGCGTCTGCAAAAGTGGCTGGCCAAGAACACTTGGTTCAATCAGGATCGTGTGATGACCTCGGCAGCGAAGGCCATCCATGAGGATGTCGTGATGGAGGGGTTCGACCCCAACAGCGACGAATACTATGCGGAAATCGACCGGCGACTTCGGAAAGAGATGCCGCAGAAGTTTCAGGATGCGCGTAAGCCTGCAACTTACGTCGCGCCTGCCACCAATGGCCGAACAAATGTTCGCGCCAAGAAGCAACGGATTGAGCTAACACCGGGGCAAGTTGCGTTTGCCAACAAGATGAAGATTCCTCTTGAAAAGTTCGCTCAAGAAGTCGCGAAAATCCAGAATAGGAAGGACTAAGATGGACCGGACACCACGCGAGGCTACTACGCGGGAGCGCCAAGAGCGCAAGATGGAATGGCGTCCCGGCTCTGCTCTTGAGGCCCCTCCTGCTCCTGCGGGATTCAAGCATCGTTGGATTCGCGAGTCGGCGATGCAGTTTGACGACAGGACGAACATCCACAAGAAGCGGCAAGAAGGTTGGGAACTGGTACGCGCAGATGAATATCCCGACTACACTGGCCCTGTTGTGGATGAAGGGCGCAACGCTGGCGTCATCGGCGTAGGCGGTTTGATTCTTGCACGGATGCCCGTGGAAATGATCGAGCAACGCAAGCGGCATTATGCCCGTGTCACTCAGAACCAGATGGACGCGGTGGATAATGACTGGATGCGGGACAACAACCCCCTCATGCAAAAGTCAACAACGCGCAAGTCGAGCGTCTCGTTTGGCTCGCGCAGACCCTCAGATGGAGATACCTAAATGGCAAACCAAGATGCCTCCTTTGGTCTTCGTCCTGTCCGTATGCTGAACGGCTCGCCGTTCTCGAACGCCCAAAACCGTTACCGTATCGCTTCCGGCGCTACGGGTGCCATCTATCAGGGCGACCTCGTTCGCCTTGTGACCGGCGGCGGCATTGTGCGTTACACCTCTGGCGACACCGGCTACATTGCTGGCGTCTTCAACGGGTGCTTCTACACGGACCCGACGACCAAAAAGCCGACCTTCAAGAACTACTACCCGGGCGGTGTCGCCGCGAGCGACATCATCGCGTACATCGTTGACGCACCGGAGACGGTTTTTGAAATCCAAGCGAACGCTGCCTTCCCGGTTGCGGATCTGTTTGGCAACTTCAACATCGCGGATCAAAGCCCTGTTGGTAGCACCGACAGCGGTGTCTCGCGCGTTGAGCTTAGTGTCACCTCGGGTGCTACGACCATCACCCTGCCCCTCAAGGCAATCGACATTTCGCAAGACCCCGAGAACAGCGATGTTGCCTCGACCAACACCAACGTGCTGGTCATCATCAACAACCATGCGTACCGCGCCGGTACGAATGGCTTCGCGTAAGGAGGGCTGAACTATGGCAATTTCGCGCTCTCAACTCGTAAAAGAGCTTGAGCCCGGCCTTAACGCCCTCTTTGGCATGGAGTATGACCGTTACGAGAACGAGCACGCTGAAATCTTCGAGACCGAGTCGTCTGACCGGGCATTCGAAGAGGAAGTGATGCTGGTTGGTTTCGGAAATGCTTCGACCAAGCAGGAAGGCGCTGGCGTCCAGTTTGATTCGGCTAACGAAGCCTACACGGCTCGTTATACGCATGAGACTGTCGCTCTCGCGTTCGCGCTCACCGAAGAGGCCGTTGAGGACAACCTCTATGACCGCCTTGGCGCTCGCTATACCCGTGCTCTCGCGCGGTCGATGGCGCACACCAAGCAGATCAAA